CATAGGACCCAATCGCCCGCATCGTAGTTGAGGCCTGGAGTTTCAGGGATTCCGTTTCCTGCTGTTTGAACAACGAAGTAGACACCTGTTCGATCGTCAGTTGCGCTGCCGAGTGGGTCGCCAATGACGTAGCCAGCAGACGTACCAAATGATGTGACGCCTACTATCAGTCCGTTTGTGGCGTCAACTGTTCCGCAGTACCGCAGGTTCTCTTGAGACAAGCGTCCGATGGAGATCGGCATCCACGAGTTGCCGTTCCACATGTGGAGTCCGGCGGTGGACTCTTGAAACCACAGCATTCCAACGTGGTTTTCTGTATTGGATACAGAAGGGACTGCCTCTTGGATGTAGCTGATTGCATAGTTAGCTAGTTTTTGTTTGGTTATTGATCTATCAGCAATAAACGGCGTAGTAAATTCGCCAGTTGTTATTTTGCTTGCGGGTAAGTCAGGGATATCAGTTTCGACTAAATTTACTCCTGCAGTGATGTGTCCTTGGTTGTCGTAGGAAACTTTGGTGAACGTTCCACCGCTTATTTGGTTTGCGTGTTGTAGTATTCCGCCGGGGATTACGTTGAACTCGGGGCCAGCGACAATTCCGCCAGCAGAACCAGAGGTGGCAAGTGGGATGTCACTTGAGTTGATAAGTCTGCCGCCGGTTACCAAACCCTTGTTGGTGTAGGTCACCAGCAGGTGGTCGTTGCTTGGAGTTATATCGTTTGCGATGACCAGGTCTGCAGAAAAACCGGTCGCACCACCGTCAATTTCTAGGCCGCCGTTGTTTGGGACGCTGACGATGCCGGCTGTTGTTGGTGTTGCCGTAGGTAAGTCAGCTGGAACGATTGATCGGAGTTCGACGCTGCCTGCAGATGCAGTCGGACCTGCTAAAAATTGTGCGGAGACAGCTGAATCTTGGACTTGCGCTAGGACTCCAACGGAGGTTCCGGCAGTAGTTACGACTGTGTCGATTGAACCGACAGTGCCGCCAGTAATAGATAAAACGCCTGTTAGAAACGGTTTCCAGACGGATCCATCCCAGATGTAGGCGGTGTTGTCGAGGGAAATAAAGCCTAGTTGGCCGGTATAGTTTCCACTTACGGGTAGCGACGCTCCAACGACTGCGCTGCTGTTGTCGGCAAGTTTTGCAGCAGTTACTGACTTGTCGGCTAGCTCGATCGTGCCAACAGAACCAGGAGCAAGAGTAACGGTGACCTTATCGCCAGGGATACTTCCTGGGTCGATTAGAGCTACACCGGCTTGAACTAGATCCTTAGCGGTAATTTTCTTTGTTTCGCTCGCGCTTAGATCGACGATCGCCAGAACGTCGTCTGACTGCAGAAGCGCACCAGCGAGTCCGGGCAGCTGCGTAATTCTTAAGTCAGCCATCCAAGCTCACAAGACAGGTACTTTTGTCTATTCTAAGATGGATCCTCTAGAAGGATTCCGCTGACGTCTTCTTGCAGGATCAGGTCAGAGTCTTCCTGAGTCAAGAAACTTTCAGGGTCTCCTGTGTGTAGGTCGATGGGTCCGGTTGTGACAAAATCGACACGAGAACCTACGATCTCACCTGGGGCGAAGCTTAGGCCGACGTTTGTGACGATGCAATCGGCTTCGTACCAGACGGAGGGGCTGCCCGCGTATAAGAAAAATTGTCCTCTGAATAGGGCGCCTTGCTTTAGGCGTAGGAGTAGCTCGCAGAGGTAGTTGGGTTGCTCTTCTCGTGAGAGGTTACGCACTTGCTCACATGCACTGTTTTTGTAGTCCCAGATGCAGTCGATGGAGCCTTGTCCTGAGATTAAACCTTTGGAAAAATAGGCTAGGAATTCTTCACCTAGTGCTGTTGTGTCTACAGTTTGACGGCTAGTTGTGATTTCCCAGCTACGCATTTGACCGTAGCAGCGGAAACGGCTGTTACGGGTTTGAACAATAATGTCTTTGCTGACTGGAGGGGCTACTAAATCTATTGCTCTTTCAAATTTTCCATTTATGGAGTCCTCAAAATCATCGTAGAGACGGATGCCTCCTGTGTCGTCGATGTGGCAATACCAGCGCCCGTCTGGGAAGTTGTGCCCTGCAACAAGAACAAGCTCGGATCCGTCGAGTGTGTAAATCTCGATGCGGTCACCTGTGTTTAGGGCTTCGACAGGAAAATCAAAGCTGAATCGCTTACGGGCAACGTTGACATCATCTGGGTCTAGAGAACTTCTTAGGCGTCCTTCATTAGCTGTTGTTCTTTTTATTAGGAGGCTGCCTTCCTCCCCCATATAAACGCTCATATAACTACCTCAGAGAACGCACCATTGACCTGGAACGATACGTCGGCGGAAAATATTTCGCCTACAGCGCAAGTCATTGAGACAGTTGTTAGGTATACCTTGGCTTGTACGTGTCTTGGGCCTGTGAGTACACCGCCGTCGTCAATCTCAAGACGTAAAACTACTTCGTCTGCTTCTGGTGCGACTCCTTCTATGCCGGCTTTTAGAAGTTTGTTTATTAGATCGCTTGCTGAGTTGCTTCCGCCACTTCCGTCTGCGTCTGCGTAGTACAGGAGAGTGCAGCTTCCGGTGTTGGTGCGTGTGCCTGGAGTTACTGTTCCGTCAGTGTCCCCAAGGGTTGTGGTGTCGAGCAATCCAAGGTTAGAGCTGAAAGACCAGCTTTTTACTTTTGCTGCTTTTGCACCGTCGATGAACATCTTGCCTTGTGTTCCGCTGTAAAACATCAAATCACTCCAACTAAAGAGACAGTGATAGTGCTTATCCCAGGGCGCACAGCGGTTACTTGGGGTGCCTTCTCGTATCTCCAGTCTACTCCTGCTGGGGGAGAGAGGGCTCCTTCAGTGCCGTTCCAGCCTGCAAATAGGGCGACACGGGCGTCAGGGCTGAATGTGAAGGTAGAGAACGTACCAGTGGTTTCGTCGTAGTGGTTGAGGAATTCTTCCGCGAGGGGGTCTGTGATGTTGGTGTAACTGAGCGCTAGCCTCAGGCCAAAACGCTTGTTGCCGTAAAGGATGCGGACTTCTGCACCGTTTTGTGCGTTGTATTTGCGGACGGGGTAATCACCTGGGTCGAACTGGCGTGCCGTTGGGCGGATGGCGGGGTAGGGCATCAGTAACCTCTTACAAAGTTGCCGGAACCTTTGATCAGGTCTTTGGCGATTTGACTAATACCTGAAGCGTCAGTGGGGTGCTCTAATGCCAAGATTTTAACGAGACCGTCATCCTCCAATGTTAGTTCCTGTACTTGGTAGATACTTGTGGATATGCCGGGGTAACGCAGGGTGACAATGGTGTCCCATAGTTGCTCTTCTTGAACTTTGCCGTTGACGACGGTCATGTTGCCCTCAACGGTTGTGTCTTGTGCGCGGTCGAAATACCAGATCGGGTAGACGTTATCTGTGATTGCTGTTGTCATCACTAGCGTTCCATCCGCTTCGATGATGCCGTTGTTTGCTGCCTGGTACGGGCTTACTTGTGTGACAACTTTTATGTAGTTGCCGGGAGCGAGATTTAAACCCAGTGGAGTCGTCTTAAATGCAATGTTGTGTGTTACACGACGCCGCAAACTTAGTAGGTACTTGGCTGCTACAACAGCGTGTTCTTCGCTGCAGCAGTAGTCTGTCATGTCAAAACTTTCGATTGGATAGTCTTGGCTGCCTGCTTCAGCAAAACGGATGGATACTGTGCGCTCTGTGGGTAGCTTGTTTACTTGCTCGTAACGCCAACGCATTAGAGCAATAAAATTACGTCGTTGGTCCGCTTCAAGGTATTGCGCCTCGAACGTACCTTCGATGATGTTTCCGTCGGTAAACAGAGCAGATATTGGAACAGCACTGAGGCTTATGTTCCCAGAAGACGTAGTTGGGATGGCTGGTATAAAACTGAATCTTCCGTCAGTTATTGAAAAATCTAGTAGGAAGTATGGGGCAATTCCGGTTATGTAGTTTCTTAGGTTTTCAGGCTCTGTTATTGCTCCGTTGAAAAATAATTTGTTTGTTTTTAAGAAGGTGCAGGTTGAGCTAAAGCTGTCTAGGTCAATCAGTTTGTCGCTGAAAGTTTTTCCCATTCCTGCTGTTGGGTCAGTCATGAGGTAGTAGACAAGATCGGGCAGTAGGTTGCTTGGACCGATCGAACCACGCTCTGAGGGAAGGAAACGAGTGACTTCAACGCCTGTTTTAAGCCAGACTCTTAGTTGATCGATTCGAGAGAATTCACGGCCAGATCTGATAGCTAAAGCACAGCTGGTGAGCTTGTCATAGTTGACGCTGTACTCTCTAGATTTGAGTGTTTCTGTAACGTAAACAATGTTGTGTTCTGCGGAGCTAGTATTAGAAGTTGTCCGCTCAGCGTAGTTACTGATATCTGTAATTTGTGCATTTTGTTCAAATATACGGTCAGCTACTAATGTTCCGTCTACTTCCACTAGGGTTGTAGCTGATACTTGATAGAACACTCCGACCTCGGAACCGGTAGGTCTAAAAGGGTTGGAGGAAGATACTGTTCGAATGTCAGAGATGTTTATCCCTGTTGACCAATCTCCTGTTGAGCTATTGGGAACTACACTAACTCTTTCGGTGTCATAAACTTTGTTGACTCCAAATTTTTGAACGATTTCTGGTGGGGACTTAACAGCTGTTACTTGGTATTCGATTACAGTTGTTTTTGACCCGGAAGAAAGAGTGATTTC